ATGTTGACGCTGAAATGTCTACAGAAGAATCTGCAAGAATTTCTGGTGATGCTTCATTGACAACAAGATTGTCTAACGAAGAGGTTGCAAGAGCTTCTGCTGATACGTCAATCGTTAACTATGTTGACGCTGAAATCTCTGCTGAGGAATCCGCAAGAATTTCTGGTGATGCATCTTTAACTACAAGAGTTTCAACTGAGGAATCTGTAAGATCTTCTGCTGACGCATCTTTAGCAACTAAAATTTCAACTGATATTTCAGCTGCAAATTCTTCTAATGCTTCTGCTGATGCTTCATTAACAGCTAGAATTTCTGCTGAGGAATCTGTAAGATTATCTACAGATGATGAATTATTTCAATACACTACTGATCAGGTTTATGCTGAGACATTAAACAGAGAGTCTGCTGATACTTCATTAACAACTAGATTGTCTAACGAAGAGTCTGTAAGAACAAGTGCTGATGCATCTATCGTGACAGCTTATACAGCTGCTGATTCAACTGAAGCTTCTATTAGATTATCTGCTGATACTTCTATCGTAGCGTTGATTTCTGGTAATGCTTCTGCTGATGATTCATTAGAGGCTAGATTATCCGCTGAGGAAGTTGCTCGTGCATCTGCTGATACTTCAGTTGTTGCTTATGTTGACGCTGAAATGTCTACAGAAGAATCTGCAAGAATTTCTGGTGATGCTTCATTGACAACAAGATTGTCTAACGAAGAGTCTGTAAGAGAAAGTGCTGATTTATCTATGTATACTGCTTTAGATAACGATATTGCAGCTGAAGAGTCTGGAAGAATTTCTGGTGATGCTTCATTGACAACAAGATTGTCTAACGAAGAGTCTGTAAGAGAATCTGCTGATGATTCATTGGAGGTTAAAATCTCTACTGATATTTCTGCTGCTAATTCTTCTAATGCTTCAGCTGATGCCTCATTAGCTACTAGAATTTCAACTGAAGAGTCTGTAAGAACGAGTGCTGACGCATCATTAGCTACCGCTATTGGTGATGAAGAACAAGCTAGAATTACTGCCGTTTCAAACGAAGCTTCTTTAAGAGTGTCTGCTGACGATTCAATCGTTGCATTGATCTCAGGTAACGCTTCTGCTGATGATTCATTAGAAACTAGATTGTCTAACGAAGAGTCTAACAGAGCTTCTGCTGATACTTCAGTTGTTGCTTATTTAGACGCTGAAATGTCTACAGAAGAATCTGTAAGAGCTGCTGCTGACGCATCTTTAGAGGTTAGATTGTCTAACGAAGAAGCTACTAGAGAATCTGGGGATAATGATTTATATCAGTACATCGATACTGAGATGTCTACAGAAGAATCTGTAAGAGCAAGCGCTGATACGTCAATCGTTAACTATGTTGATGCTGAAATGTCTACAGAAGAATCTGTAAGAGCTGCTGCTGACGCATCATTAACTACAAGAGTATCTAACGAGGAGTCTGTAAGAACTTCTGCTGATGCTTCTATCGTAGCATTGATCTCAGGTAATGAATCCGCAAATGATTCTGCTGACGCTTCTTTGACAACTAGATTGTCTAACGAAGAGTCTGTAAGAGCAAGCGCTGATACTTCAATTGTTAACTTTATTAACAACGAGGTTTCAATTTTAGAAGATGCTGACGCTTCTATCGTAGATGCTTATGTTTCTGCTGACGCTTCTTTAGAATTAGCTTACACATCTGCTGATACTTCATTAACAACTAGATTGTCTAACGAAGAGTCTGTAAGAACTTCTGCTGATGCTTCTATCGTAGCATTGATCTCAGGTAATGAATCTGCAAATGATTCAGCTGATACTTCATTAACTACAAGAATTTCTGCTGAGGAGTCTGTAAGAGCAAGCGTTGATACATCATTAGCTAACTTGATCGCAGCTAACAACCAGTTAGATATCAATGGTCAAGTATTAGACTTAGCTGACGAAACTTTAACTATCGAAGGCACTAGCCAAGAAGTTATGGTTGACACATCTTTCGATGGTAATGGTAATGTTACAATTACTGTTGGTCTTGAGGATACTATCTTCGTAGACACTAACGGTGAGCACACAGGTAACGTTGTTCCAGAAGTTTACAGAGATACAATGAAGACAGTATACAACGGTGGTAACTTCGGTTCAGCGACTGGTACTGTAACTGTAACAGGTGAATTAAATAATATCGTTGTTATCGATGCTGCTATCGTAACTGCTGGTGTTATTGATTTAACTGGTGTTGTTGCTGGTACTTTAACTCACTTCGTGGTTAAGGACTTAGCTGGTAATAGCACTGGTTCTTCTACTGTAACACTTAAATTCGCTGCCGTATATGGTAACCCTTACGGTAATGTTGATTTAGTATTACAAGAAGGTGAGGCTGCTCAAATCTACATGATCGGTACTGGTCAAGGTTTAGTATTGTCTCTAAACAAAGCTGTTACTTATGTAACTGAATATCCATCAGATTTGAAATAATCTTAAAACGGATATAAATAATTAAGGGTGGAAGAAATTCCACCCTTTTTTATTTTAAATAAATTTTTTTTTATTAATTTAATAAATTTGTTTGCCAGTCATATTTTTTACCATCGATTTCATTTTTTTCAAATAAATTATTAAGTAACAATTCGTATTGGCTGATCATTTCTTCATTTTCAATTGTATACCTTTTTAAGATCTCTCGATGTCTAGTGGTGTAATCTTTATCAGACTTTCTTTCTTCAATAGCTTTAAGAATTAAATCACCCGCATCCTTTAGTTTGAAGTCTTCATAATAATAACCAATATCTTTACAAAGGTGGGCGTTGTGAACTAAAGGTGTCCCAAAATAAACAACATCTAAATAGGCGTAATTCAACGCATTTCCCCATTGATTGCAAATTACCAAATCAGCAAAATTAACGAGTACATGGGCGATATTATATCTTGAATCAAAAATCATTTTTTTATCCTTATGTGACTTAAAATTCTTAACAATATCAATTAAAGTTTTATTTGTTAAAATTTTACCTGAATTCGTAATATTAAATTCTTGGAATATTTCTGGATTTTTTTGATACGCATATTCACAAGCATAGACTAATGGTACGATATTTTTTAAAACGCTGAGGTTTGGTTCGACTGTGGCTACTTTCCATTTATCAAAAGTTTTATCATCAAAATGAGGACTTGTACCTCTTTTAATATAAACTTCGGCAACCTCTTCTATAAATTTTGGTGACCATACAAATGGTACAGATTTAGCTTCACATTTATGTGCAATCTCAAAAAATTGTTGATTATGGAATTCTTGTTGCGGAACCATCCAAATTTCATCAAACAACTCTGTTGCAATTACACCATGTTTTGGTGAGTTAGGGTCATCACCATATTTACTAGAGAATAGGACGTCCTCCATATGCATAACAAATGAGTTACCACCTTTGTAACCAACAATTTTTTTATTACCCCCGCTTTTAAAATACAATAAATCATTTTCAGCTGGTACAGAATCTAATGTGATTAAAACGTCTATCTGATCTTTTATCTTTTTCCCCCAGGTAATCACATCATAACCTTTAACCCAAGAAATCTCAGCTAATTCTTCATCGGTTAATTTAAAATTGGTGTTTATTATGTAAATCTCGGTAACCGATTTTATTCTTTTAAAGACATCATAAAGCATAAAACAATTTTGTCTTAGGCCGTTTGAAAATAAAGATTTTTCTTTTTGTATTGTTAATGTTATTCCTACTCTCATACTTTTTATTTATAAGTATCTTAATAATAAGAAAAAACCTAGATAAATAAAGAATTATAGAGGTGTATTGGTAATTTTATTTGTCGTCCTACCTGGACTCGAACCAGGGACCTTCTGCGTATCAGGCAAACGCTCTAACCAACTGAGCTATAGGACGTTAAACTAAATTTTGCACGATAAACAATATGTGTTTATTGTCGCAAAAACAGGTTTATTGTACCCCCAAAGCGATTCGAACGCCTATTTCTTGATTCGTAATCAAGTGTTCTATCCGTTGAACTATGAAGGTAAATAATAGGTCATTGTTACAACATCTTTCACCTACTTTCTTGGCAAGGTCTCCATCATGGGTTCCGTTAACCGATGTTTATTTTATAACCCCTTACGGAACAAGTGGGGTAACCTATTTGGGGTGACTGGTGGGAATCGAACCCACGACCTCTTGAATCACAATCAAGCACTCTAACCAACTGAGCTACAGAAACCGTGTTGCGGAAGATAGAGGATTCGAACCTCTGGGTCGGTTTCCCGACCAACTCCTTAGCAGGGAGCCACAATCGACCTCTCTGTCAATCTTCCTTGGTAGCGAGAGGGAGTTTCGAAATCCCGACCTTTCGGATATGAGCCGAACGCTCTTCCTCTGAGCTATCTCGCCATTGGTTGTCCCGCCAGGACTCGAACCTGGACGACCCGAGTCAAAGTCGGGCGAACTGCCATTATTCTACAGGACATTGTTGTGCCAGCAGGTGGACTCGAACCACCGAACCCGTAAGGGAGCTGATTTACAGTCAGCCGCAATTGCCGCTATGCGATACTGGCAAGTTAGGGAAGAGGAAGATGGTTCAGTGGACATCCTCTTTTACGATCGGCATTACTTGGGTGAATACCTGCAAACTCCGATCACACCAGTCAGTATTCACTCTCGAACTATTGATGTGATCATTCCCCGATCAACCTTTGTACACCCTATAGGACTCGAACCTATGACATCTGCCATGTAAGGGCAGCGCTCTACCAACTGAGCTAAAGGTGCATGTGTCCCTTCGTAGGTACTTGCCGTTTCTTAAGTCGACACTTTCCCCGTTGCGTGTTTTATTTAAGTGTACTTCCCTACTGGGATTTGAAGCCAACACATTGTACCCAAAGAGAGATTCGAACTCTCACGCCTTTCAGCCACGGTTTCTAAGACCGTTATGTCTACCATTCCATCACTCGGGCATTTTAGCACGGATACAAGGATTCGAACCCTGGCCAAGAGATTTGGAGTCACTTATGCTACCGTTACACCATATCCGTGTTTATTTGAGTATAAGGTTGGAATCGAACCAACTCCGCAAGTTTTGCAGACCTGCTGGCCTCCACGACCAACTTATACGTTTGTGTCCCCGACAGGGTTCGAACCTGTGACTCCCTCATTAAAAGTGAGGTGCTCTAAACCAACTGAGCTACGAAGACGTTTTTAGCTCAAAACTAACTAAATTATGGCTCAATTTTTAACCTAAATGAGCTATAAACCCGATATCAATGACCTAAAAGCCCAATATCGGTCAATTTGAGTTGTAGCGTAGACAGGACTCGAACCTGCACTATGTCCTCATCCCAAATGAGGCGGCCTACCAATTGGCCAACTACGCTATTTTAAAATTACCAATACGTCAAAGAACTATATTCTGTCTAGATGGCAAGATTCGAACTTGCGTGCTCCTACGTCCAAGGTAGGTGAGATAGACCTGACTCCTCTACATCTAGTTTTTACCAACAAAAAAAACCCTGAACTTTTCGGTCCAGGGTTTAAGTTTCTTAGTTTTAGTATAGCTATAACATCATAAGACAACTAGTTCTGAACCAGGCATAGAGCACGGATACCACTGGCAAATCACCATCGGTTTACTCACTCGGATATGTAGGTTCATATTTTTCATTTTTATCTTATTGTTATATAATTAGTACAAAATTAAGCAAAGTTTTCTAAAAAACAAACTTTTTACGATTTTTTTTTAAAAATTATCAAAATTATCTTCATCTTCATTATCGTTAAAGTCGTTATTAGTATAATAACCCTCTTCAACATCACCCATTATTGTTTCAATTTCATAAATAATATCATCTAATTTAGATAAAACATTTTCATTAACATCATCAATGAAATTCTCACAACCGACATCGCTTAATTTATATTCTTGCTCTTCAGCTAAATTGGATATCACCTGTTGTAAATTTTTTAGATAGTCTAGTGCGGCTCTGTTCATTTGATTTATTTTTTCAAATAAATAGTTTGATTCCAATCAAAATTATTTACTTGCTAATATAGATTTTACGAAATTCATTGACTCTTCACTACCCATTAGACAATCTGGGTTGTAGTAATATATTTTTAAGAATTCATCAACCCCGAGTTCTTCTAATCTTTTTTTAAGGATACTAACATCGGGTAGGATTCTTTTATTAAAACCCATGTTAATTGGTTGTTAAGACACCGTTATAGAATCTACAACCCATTGAATCTATTGTTGATTTTGCCTGTGCTAAAGTTTCGATTTCTGGGTTTAAAGTTTTACCAGTATTTAAGACATCATCTTCAGTCTCACCACCATAAAACCTTATTTCGTTATCAACACATACAGCTGAGATATATTTACCTTCTGGCAGCATCAGTGAATCGGTTTCAGTTGTTACAGCTGCTTTGTTATTTACAATTTTAATAAAAATCATTTTAATTTAATTTTAATTTAACTTATTATACAATGTCCGTAGATTCTAACAATGTGTATGAAAATTTATTACCCCATATTTTTCTGGCCTGTTGGCAAATTTTCATAAATTGATCGAAATCTTTAACTCTTTTAAAAACTTGGCAACCCTCCGACCAGTTTTCAACCCAAGTTGAGTCTTGTCCAGCTTTGTGGATATTAATACCAAACATACCAGTATCTAATTTTGACTCATCAAAAACTAAATTTTTATCAGCGTCTCTGTAAACAGTCACATTACCATTTCTCTGGCAAAGCGCTGTGTATTTACCTTGGTGTTTATCAATAGCCCAAACGCCTCTGTATTGGTTAGGTACTAATCTAGCAACACCTTTTTTATTCGAGAATTGCTGAACACCTTTTTTACCTGGATCTGTTGTCGCACTCCAACAAAAGAATTGTTCCACACCATTCTCATCTTTGTATGAAATAGTAATATGGTCATCAAAAACGTTTGTTACTTTATCAGCAACCGATGGTGCGTTGTTTCTAACACCAACAATATTTACATCATATCCTTTGTTCGCTTCGTCCGCAAACCAAGCATATTTTTTTGCTTTAACAGCAGCCTCAATTTGTTGTCTTGTATACATAATATTTTATTTTTTTTTGTTATTTATTAATCTCTTGATGGGAAAACCCCTTCTAACGCAATACACGTTTCCATATAAGGTTTACCATCATACATACCACCAACCCATAATTGTACTAAATTACCTTGCTCATCTCTAGGTCTTAGATCTGGTAACGCAAATGTTCTAATACCATCGCCACCAAAAGCAGTGCCAATTAGAGCAAATAATGGGGTATATTGTTGAATTTGTAAGATTTGACCGTGGCAAAGTGCCCAGCCTTTCGGTGCGAACGGGAATCCAAACTGTTGGATTTGCCCAATAAATGGTTCATACATAGTTTTTAAGAATTTAAAAGTTTATAAAATTTATTAAAGTACTGGATTCTATCGTTTAATCCGTTAGTACCACCGTTAACTTTTCTAGTAACAGCAGTTATTGTGTTTACATCTGCCCCTTTATCACATATAGGCCAAAGTCTTACACTATTAAAGAAGTAAGCAGCTGACATCATCGGGTATTTAGTAGCAACTAAATCTGGGTTACTAACACAATCCTCGCCACAAAAGGCGGAGAATCTCGTATAGTTAGCTCTACCAGTCAACTGGATATAGCCACGCCCTTTAAATCTAACCCCGTCACCAGGTTCAGTATTACCCAAATCCTTTCTACCCTCATACGCTTTACCAGATGCGAACTCAACCACCCATTTAAAATTACCCGATTCATGGGCACACTGGGATAAGAAATGAGCCAACCTTAAGTTTGTTGTTATATTAAATTTTTTAGCTGTATCTGGTATTTGTGCCAAAACATTATCGGGTATTTGACCCTTTAATTTAACTAAATTAAGATTTGTATCGGATAAATCGACTTGAGTGACTATTGTTGGTTTAGGAAACATTTTATTCCACGTATTATCACCAACAACACCATCATCCAAAAGACCGTTAGCTTTTTGCCAAGCCTTAACCTTTTTTTCGGTCCCAGAACCAAATTTACCGTCATCTTTTATTCCTAAGAAGCGCTGTAATTTTTTAACGTCTTCCCCAGTAGATCCTACTTTTAATAACATAACTATTTAATTTTAAGCGTTTTTATTTTACCCTCTCTACAGTAAATAGTCTTAAAAAATCCTTTAGACTTAAGTTTTTTAGTTGAGCGAAGTATTTCGCAGCGTCAAGCCTGTTATTATGTTTTGTTGTTTTTGATACTGGTTCACGTTTAGAGTCTGTTTTTCTGTAATAAAAAATCATGATATTAAATTTTTATATTCTTAATCATAATAATTTTTTTCTAATAATCAAGATATTTATAAGAAAGAAAACTTATGTTAACATTTGATACATTACCCGATAAAGTAAAAGATAACTATAAAAGAAACATAACTTCCAGTGTTGCGTTCGTTAAAGCGGATGGTACTGTGAGACATATCGCTTTTAGAAGAAATTTAAATTCGTATATCGCTAGTGATAAACCTAAGAGTGAAAAACAGGTTAACGTACAAGCGAATAACAACCTATTATTAGTTGTTGATACTAACGCATATATTAAGGCGCTAAAGGGATCAAACGGTGATAAAGCAGCTGCTGCTAAGAAGGCTTGGAGAAATATTAAGTTAGGTGAAGTTTTAGCTTTCATGGCCTCTGGCGAGGTTTTTGATATGCGAGAAGAAAATAATATACTTGAAAGATATGGTGAAGAAATTTATTCTCAGTTAACACCTAACATGAAAGCAGCATTAATGAGTGATATCAATCAGTCGTCAGACGTGGATAAATATGTGATCGAACCAATGGAAGGTTCCGAAGAAGAGGTTAATGATAACCTAAAAGAATCGGATATGTATAATGAGACCACGGATAATGACTACACTGATGATATTTATAATCCAGAAATAGATTACGAGGAGATGATAAGTAAGCATGAGGATGAAGAAGACGGCAAACACGCTATGAAGACGTATGACGATTTTGAATCTGGGGCTATATATGAAACAATCACTCGTATGAAAAAATTAATCAACCACTAATTTAAGTAACAATGGCAGCAAAAAAAAGCACGGGAACTTCAAATGTTAAAATGCACAAAAGCAGAGGTAAGGTTACCAGAAAGGGTATCATAGCCAAAACCAAACAAAGCAAAAACAAGAGAAGTAAAAACTACAAAAAACCGTATAGAGGACAAGGTAGATAACTTTAGATGAAACAAAAATTAGTCTGGTATGATATTTTTTATGATTAAGTCGTAATAATACCAAAACCAATATATATTAAATAGTAAAGTTTTAAACTCTATATATTAAAAAAGCCACCCATAAGGTGGCTTTTATTTTTAAAATTCATCGTATATCATAAAGTATAGTTCTTCCTTTGGTCTAGTAACAGCGACATAATGTATGTTGCGGCCTTCTTCATCGATTTCACCATCTTCAGTTATAAAAGAAAATTCACTAAAATCGTACATATAACCACCTTCTTTTGCTAGTAATTGTGGGTCGGCAGAGTTAACGACAACACATCTAGGAAATTCTCTACCCTTACTTTTATGGATTGAGGTGACGAACACATCTAGGTGTTGGTTATTTTCGATGAACCCAACCAATTCCTGGACATTTAAATAGTAGGGCAATACTTCATTAAGTTTTTTCTTTAAAGGCTCTGAGATCGAAGATTTCTTGATATTCTCTAAGTCTGTTTTTGTTATGTAGTTAAAATACCTCATCGGTATTTGTTTTTTTAAACCCTGCTTCTCTATCTCTTTAATTACATTATTTGTTCTAACCAAAACCGTTAGTGGTTTTCCATCTTGCATCATAGCATATAGTGTCTTTTTGGTTATGAACTTATTATCAACAAAACCCTCATTTTCAGATTCTGGTATGGCCCTTAACGAACTAAACTTATTAGCGTTCTCAACAATTTTTTTATGTGATCTAAAATTTTTAGTTAAAGTTAACTCGATAACGGTTTTTTTATTCTTTAGCAAACCCTCAATTTTTTCACAATTAGCCCCAGAAAACCCATATATTGATTGGTTTTTGTCACCGATAAGATAATATTGTTTCGCATTTATTGCCGACAATATTTTCATTTGTAAAGTGGACGTATCTTGATATTCATCAATAAAGATATAATCATACATACCGTTGAAGAATTGGTAATGTTGTGGATCTTTAGTCAACTTTTCGGTGTCAATCAACATATCAGAAAAATCACGACTATTAGTTTCCTTTAAAAACGCTACGTAATGATCGTAGAAATTAGGTCTAGGTGACTTAAGCCCATCGTGAAACTGTAATTTATATGCAGAGAAAGTTGCTGCGATATTAGCCCCCTCCTCATAAAATCTTTCAATTGTTTTATAATATTCTTCACGTATTTTTTGCGGGTCTTTAAATGACGGTTTTTTCTTTTCACGATACCAATTAATGAAATCATAAAAAGTTACTATTTGTTTAAATTTACCTAGCTTACCTAAAACGGAGGTTGTGAAGCTATGTATTGTTGTAATTTTAACATCCCTATCAATTCTACTTTTTAATTCATTAACAGCATCATTTGTAAATGAGAAAAAGATTATTTTACTCGGATCAACACCATTATCCAAAAGATGATTTAACCTACCAACGGTAGAGTGTGTTTTACCACTACCAGCGGTGGCTGACAATATTATGGACTCTGGCCCACTGAACTCAATAAATTTTAACTGTTCTTCTGTATATCTACTTTTCATTTGACAAAAATAGTAAATTATTTGTTTTGGGGCAAACTTTTTATTATTTTTGTCAAAGATATGGCGATTTTAACCTTTAACAATTCATTTGAACCGCACAAAACACGATTTACTCATGTGTCGTTAAATGAGAAAGAGATACATAATTGTGTCCTTTATATGAAAAAAATATTCGAGCGTGACCAAAAAAATAGGCCACCTAGCTTAATTAAAAAAGAAAAGTATGAGCGAATGTTTACAAATCTTTGCGCTGTAACGGCAATATCTAGAGTTGTTAACTTCCCGTTTATTAATTATTCGAATTTTGATAAAGACCCAGTAACCCAACTAAGGGAGACCGTTGGGCCTCACTTTGATATTGTGGTATTTAATTATGGTGAGTTCCCGCTCTTCTACTATAAAATGTACAAAAAGGCTATTTTTATTTGTAAGGTGAGTAAACTGGAGTATATCGTTTGTGGGTATGGAACACCATATATCATAAACAGCTTCCATTCAAAATCATTAATTTCTAGTCCAGAGATAAGACAGAATTCAAGTATGAGCGCTTTCTATGGTTTTGAGCACCTTAGATCACTACCAAAAAACATTTATGATTTTAAAACTATGGTGAAATAAGGTATATTTATATATAAAAATATAGAAATGCCTAGACCAACAGCAGTAAATACTGGTACTAAAAAAAACAAAACGATTAAAAGAGGTAACATTGAGATGGCTTCATCGCCAGATGTTACAAGTGGTTATGAGGGGTTAACTTGGTTCTCATCAATAGCACCAGGTGACGGAGTTGTATTTGTAACAGATAGTTATATACAAGGGTACTCAAATTTAGCTAACGCAAGACCATTATTTTATACATCCCCAAGCGCTTCAGATGCTGATTTAATAAAGACAATAAACGGTTTACCCGATAGAGTCGGTCAAACACGTTTTACGTTGGTAACTGACGCATTAAACTGGGTTGCGACCAGTGGTAAATACAAAATAGTCAATAAAGAAGCTGATTCGATTTACACGGATAATTTAAGGTTACACACAGAAATCGACAATATGACTTCATACCCTAAAGCGAGTACAATCTGGTACGATATGAGTGCCAATGGGCTTCATTTCAACGAGTGTAATTTCATTCCATCACCGAATGCTCTAGGATCTGGTGTTAGGGCTTATACGAATAGTACAGATATTTTAAATACGGATTACCATTCAATATTTTTCGCAATAGAATTTAATTCAACCGACCAATACCCAAATGGTTATACTGGTAGTTGGGAAAAAATATTCGGTTTTAATGCTGGTGGGTCCGATAGATCTCCAGGTATTTGGAGATGGCCATCTGAAAGAAAAATTCACTGGAGGTATGATCCGAGTAATAGCGGGTGTGACTTCGGCAAAAACTCTGACTACGCTGAATTCGATTTAAATAAAGTTTATTTTGTTGGTGTAACGAAAAATGGTGGTACTGCGACATGTTATGTTAATGGTGTACAGGTTAACCAAACGAATGTGTCTAACCCGAAAGCAGCTGGCTCTTCAGCCATAAACCTATTCGAATATTACACAGCTAATTTAGTGAAAATAAGTTCGATGTACATATATGGTTCGGTTTTAACTGAGGAACAAGTTAAGCAATTGTATTATAGATCCCAATTAGTAACAACAAACTTAAGATCGGCTTTTGATAGTTCGAATATTGTATCACACAAATTTAATTTAACCACTAACACTTGGGCCGACTTGGTTAACAATAATAATATACAATCTGGTTTTGGTAACGGTAACCCATCATGGGCTAACAACTTTACCGATATCACCATATGTGCTTTAATTGAAAAAACATCAGCGTCCAATAATAATTATGCGTGCCACCCGATACAAAAATGGAATTCAGGTTACAATGTGAATGCTTCGTTCGTATTGTATTTCTTTGATAATTATTATGGCAATAATGCCGATGGTTTACTTGGTTGGTACGGTTACACCACTAATAATGGTTGGACCGATATAACGTCAGGGAATTACTCGTACAGAATGGGTGTTGGTGAAATAGCACATATTGTATTACAACGTAATTCATCTGGTGGGCAGCTATGGGTTAATGGTGTAAAAATCGGAACCAGGGGTGGTGGTACAGGTACGTTGGGGCCAAATACAGCTGGTTACAGTGATATAGGTGTCTACGGTCCTCAAGCAAATGCTTGGGCTAAGGTTCATCAGACACTATTTTATGATAGGGAATTAACTGACGCTGAAATCGCACAAAACTTTAAAGCGGTACAGCATAGAATAAAAAAATAAAAGATAAAAAATATGTACACAATACACGAACAAGATGTAACAACCTTAAATCAAGGTATAACGGGATCTAGTTTTCCCCCATTTATTGTTAAAGATGCTAACGGTAACCACGTTTTTTTTGGTGTGACTAGACAACAATGTGAACAATGGATTGCGAATAATTCATAATATCAAACTATATATAATAAAACATTTTTACGATGAAGAAAATTTATAAAATGACGGAAGATCAAGTTGCTAACTTGATTACTAATAGAAAGAATTCTGTTAGTGAAACTTCTAGTCCCAAAGAAACAAAAAAGAAATATAAAATCACTGAGGAGCAGCTTAAAAGAATTTTTTCTGAGTTGGGGAAAAAAGTTGTTGGGGAAATGGATAATTATAACTACCCAATGGGTTCGGATACATCAGACGCACCATGGAATCAGGATGATGGTAACGTTAGACAAGGTGAATCGGTTAGTGGTAATTTTGTTGGTTTTGAGACAGCTGATAGTGAGTACTTACTAAAAGATAAACAAAGTAACCAATTGTATTACACATTAAATGATGTATGGTATGACATACATGGTGAGTTAGAGGATTACTTAGATATCCCACAAGAGGAGGCTGAAGATGAGGATGGTAGGTATTCAACTAACATCGATGATTGGAGATATGTTATAGAAGATACTGAGCTTTTAGATGCCTTATCTAGTTATATGAACTACCAATCTAAAAAAGGTGGTCTAAAGATAGCTAATGACGTGGACACTTGGGAAGATGCTGAACAAGAATTTCTTATTGTTAAACCAGAAACCCTAGAAGCTATCGGTTCAAAAACTTTAAGAGAAAAAGCTAAACAATTCTTAGGATTAAACTAAACAATTAAATAATTCTTTTTGATCTCGGGGTACCTCAATATATAAATGAGTGTACCCCATTTTTTTTGCCGCAGCGATTCTATGTCTACCATCTATTACACCCATTAAAGAATTTTCTGTTGATAAGAGTGGCGGCTCAACTGAGTCCGAAGTTTTAAGAAAAGAAATGCAATTTTGTATACGGGACAACGATGCCGCATTTTTTGTTTCAGGTGAAATAAAAAACTCTGGGCAATCGCTTTTCAATTTACTCAAAAGCTTATTCAAATCAACTGAGATTAATTGGTTGACTTCTGGGTCACTAAGTTTATATTTCATAAGGCAAATGTATATAAAAAATAATTAATAACAAAATCTTTTGTATTTCAGTTTGTATTTATATAAAAGCTTTAAGATGATAATTAAAAAAGAAGATATTTTAAATTCGTTTGTACAACAAGAGGGTCTTTGGCGTAACGCAAAAGAAAATATTGTCAATAAAAACTCCGTTGTTTTAGAAGTTGTTACAGATCTTTTTGAGATAAAAGAGGAATCAGAAAACCCATCGTTCTATATTTCAAAGAAAAAGGATACTTTTGGTAAACCAATGATGGAAAATGATGGTGAATGTTACCATGTTACCGTTAACCCCGAGTATAAAGATTTATCTTTTGTTTTTGAGGTGATAAACGATATGTACGAGAATAAGGAGTTTGGTTCTTTAGTTTCAGAATCAGAGTTTGTTTGTGAGGAATGTTTTGAGTTAATGATCGAAAAAAGATTATTCACTGACTTTGATAAGTGGGTTTTAAAAGATGTTATTTCTGAAGATGTTAAATACCATATACAAAACAATATTCCGTTGTTAGAAAACATCTATAGGCCTGGTAGTGATAAGCACATAAACCTAATTAAGGAAACTAGATTACTTTGGGAGAGAAAAATGATAACCCTCTCAAAATTAGACACAAAATTATTTGAGGCGACCGATCTTGGTTTATTTGATTACTATGATGGTGAACTAGTTGCTTTAGACCTACCATTTACAGATGACACTATCAATGAGGCAAAATATAAGGGTAAGGAGGTCGAGCTTAATAAACCCAAAAGAGGTGGTTCTAAGAAGTTTTACGTTTATGTTAGAAAACCTGGGGGTGGCGTTAAAAAAGTATCTTTTGGGGATACGACTGGTTTATCTGTAAAAATAAACGACCCTAAAGCTAGAAAATCCTTTGCTAAAAGACACGACTGTGCCAATAAAAAGGATAAGACTATGGCTGGTTATTGGGCTTGCAGGTTACCAAGATACGCCAGCTTGCTTGGTTTAAAATCTAAGTTTGGTGGATTCTGGTAAACCATATACTGATATTATATTATCGGATATTGCGATACCCGATAATAACGTTATTATTAGAGAATTCGATCAAGACATTAACCCAATTGAACTTAAATGGCATCGGGATGATGAAGATAGGGTTGTTGAAGTTTTAAACGAGACTGATTGGTTTTTTCAATACGATAATCAGTTACCAATACAATTAAAAGAAAATGTCTCGCTAAAAATAGCAAGACACGACTGGCATAG